TCAAGTTCTGGTTTAGTTCAGAACACCGCATCCCTCGCAAAAAAAAGAAGCACCTCAAACGCCTCGACGCCGACCAGGTCATGACCATGCTCATCGAAGAAGTTTGGAGACGACGTGGCTGACCCGTTGTTCGGCAAGAAGGTGTGGAAGTCCACCATGCTCGAAGCCGAGTTCCAAGAGCAGGTCTGCCACCTGATGCGTCTGCAGGGCTGGTCGGTCTACTCCGTCCCTGACAGCCGCCGAGTGAGCCTCGCTGGCTATCCCGACATCACCGCTTGGCGTGGCACTCGGCTCATCTTCGCCGAACTCAAGCGTGAGAAAGGGCGCACCTCACCAGCCCAAGACGAGGTGATGGGCGAACTCGGACTTATACCGTGCGCCGAGGTCTATCTCTGGAAGCCCTCCGACTGGGATGACATTGTTAGAATCGTGGGGAAGGGGTACTAATGCTTTCAGCAATCCTGTGGACAATCGTGCTGTTCGTATCACTGGCGAGACTCTTCGGGTCGAGGGACTAATGAAGAACGCAGACCGCATGATTCGTGACCGCAAGTTGGTCGAGAAGAACCTGGCACGTCTCACCGATGGCGTGATGCTCGACCTCTGCCGACGGGCTGGAACCCGAGCCGTCCGTGACGCTTCGGGAGAGCGTGGCCCACGAGGAAAGGGCTCCTACTCTGACCCGACCCTCGCCGCAGTGATCCGCATGGACGAAGCCCGAGTTTCTGACCCCATCTTCGACGCAGTTCGAGACATCAGCCGACTGCTCGACGAGATGGCTCGCCTCTCGATGAAGTTGGACGACCTCGCTCGCTTCGTGCAGACGGGCAAGGAACGAGCCAAGCAGGCCGTCATCACCGAGTGCAAGGTGTGCGGACGCATCGTGGAGAACACGCCCAGCGACAGGATTCGCTCGGGAATGTGCCAAGCCTGCTACGCCGACGCTCGCCGAAAAGCCAGCAAACAGTAGGGGTTTCAGGTTCTCAAAAAATCTTTGAGAAAATACTTGCATCTGTCCAACTGATGGACATAGAATTTTTACATCGGCAACACCGCCGAGTTCCTGAGGAGGAAGTATGAAGTGTATGAAATGCGAGCAGTTGGTCAAGCACTGCATTATGTTCGGCTGCATCACGCCAGAGATGCGCACCGAGGAAGAGCGCAAAGAGCAGGCCGCCTGGTGGAAGTCGGTGACACAATGAAGCGCACCGCCTACGCTTTCGGACGCTGGACGAACGGAACCTGGCAGATCTTCTGCCCGACGTGCTGGACAAACGTACACGGGAATCGTGAAGCCGACGCTGACCTGCTCGACGGGAACGGCGACTCGGTGGTCTGCATCGTGTGCCTGACGGTGATGTCATGACCTATAGCCTGTTCGACCTACCTGCCTATCAGGACACGCTGACCAGCATCCTCGCCGCAGAGAGCATGGTCGGCAAAACCGCCCGACTCCGAGACCTCGTGCTGGACGCTCTCCAAGCCCAGCCGATGACCGACGAGCAGATCGCCGAGCGCCTCGAACTCGCCCCCAACACGGCTCGCCCACGTCGCATCGAACTCACCAAAGACGGGCTCGTTGTCCAGGTGGGCGAGACCAAGACTAAATCAGGCCGCCGAGCGATTCTCTGGGGGGTGGCATGAGACCGTTCCTCATCGTCGGGCTGGTGGTGACGCTCATCTCCCCGACCAACGTTCACCACCACCACGTCACGCCCCACGCTATCCACAACGTCGCCCACGTCACTCATCGCCCGTCGCTGGTGTCACCTAGAATCATGGCAGCGTGGTCGAGGGTCTACATCTGCGAGACCCACAACTGGAAGCAACGAGGCGAGTACGAGGGAGGGCTGGGGATGACCCAATGGAACTGGGAACACAACGGCGGCTTGCGCTTTGCCTCGGCTCCGTACCTAGCAACTCCCGAGCAGCAGGTCTACGTCGCCACCGTCATCCAGCACGGGCTCCCCGTCCCTGACCAAACCTCGACCTGTAAGGACTGGTAATCGTGGCTGACTTCTTCACCGTCGCCAACGTCCAGAACGGCATCGCCAAGAGCCTGAAGCGCATCGACGAGTTGGTAGACCAAATCGCCCAGGCTGGCGACTTGGCTGCCGAGTCCGAGGTGGCGTACAAGACCGAGTTCGCTAAGGCTCGTCTGACCTACCGAGCAGCGTCGAGGGACAAGTTGACGGTGGGCGAGGTCGAGGACTACGCCACCGAAGCCTGCGCCGACCTTTTGCTGGCGTACAAGATCGCCGACAACCGCCTGACCACCTGCCGAGAGGCGCTTCGTGCGGCTCAGTCTCGGCTCGACGGGCTCCGCAGTCTCCTGTCCAGCATCAAGGCGGCAACCTGATGTCACAGGCTATGATTACAGTTCGCAGTACCAATGCAGTATCTAATCCTGAGGAGGAAACAATGAAAGTAGTGTGCAGGACTGACGTACTCAGTCACGACGAATGGCTGGAAGCCCGTAGCAAGGGTCTAGGAGGCTCGGACGCAGGTTCGATTCTCGGAGTGAACCCCTACAAGGGTCGGCTCGAACTCTGGCTCGAAAAGACGGGCCGAGTGCAGACCGCCTTCACGGGCAACGAAGCAACCCGTCTCGGACAGGCCTTCGAGCGTCCCGTGGCGGAACTTTACGCTCAAGAGATCGCAGAGCAGAACCTGGCAGTCGTGTCGTGGCCCGTACTGCTCAAGGGCAAGCACGAGTTCCAGTTGGCAAACGTGGACTTCCTCATCTGCCGAGTGAGCGACATCAACGTCCACGAGTTCGAGTTGGGCAAGGTCAATGAGTATTACGGCAACGAACTCCCCTTTGGAACCTGCGGCATCCTTGAGGTCAAGACCACGGGGCTCTCTGGCTACGGCAACGCTAAGGGCTGGGCGAACAACGCAGTCCCCGAGTCCTACTTCTGGCAGGGCTGTCACTACGCTGCCGTGACGGGCATCGTGGACGTGACGTTCGTGTGCCTCATCGGTGGGCAGGGAATCGTCACCCGTGACGTGACCTACACCAGCGAGCAACTGACCAGCCTGGAGAAAGCCGAGGCGGAGTTCTGGGCGCAGATGCACTCGGACATCGAGCCCGTGGCTGTCGGCGAGGACTTGGACGTGCTGAAGAACCTCTACCCAAAAAGCACCGACGAAGTGATCGAGGCCGACGACATCGTGGCAGACCTCGTTCGTGAGTACCAAGTGACGAAGGAAGCCGTAGACCGTGACGAGGACGAACTGAAGCGCCTGCGAGCCCAGTTGGAGCAGGTCATCGGTTCAGCGTCAGCCGTGACCTACAACGGAGAAACCCTCTACACCTACAAGTCCAACAAGGACTCGGAGACCTTCGACGCTAAAGCCTTCAAGGAAGCCTACCCCGACATCGCCGCACAGTTCACCAAGACCAAGCCAGGCGCACGAGTGTTCAAGGTGGCGAAGTGACCCCCGACGAACGCCAAGCCCTACGAGAGAAGCACCGCAAGATTGCCTGGGATGGGGGAAGGTGCATGGCCTGTGGTGGGGCGATGGTTCACCCCTGCGACGTAATCAAGGTATTGGACGTATGGGAGGCAACGCTATGACCGACAAGGGCTGGCCCATCATTCAGGCACACGCCGACGACCTCGACGAGCAGGTAGCGGCGCTGACCAAGCGCATCGACACGGCGCTGGAGTGGATAGAACTGACCTTCCCCTACGGAGGGCTCAGCAAACTGAAGAGCATACTGAAAGGGGAGTTCACATGGGACGAAAAATAGACAAGGCGTTCAGCAAGATACAACTCGAAGCCAAGCGTCACCTGACGCTCTCGGTGACCCGAGGCACGGACTACGACTCAGGCTTCGCCAACGGGTTCGCTGAGGCCCTGCGGATAGTGGCGAGCGTTAGGGACGGCGAATGAAGCCCGACATCACGGTAGACACCACCACTCACACCGACCAGATCGCTCGGCTGCAGGAGGTACTTGCTGAACTGAAAGCGGAGTTCTGCGACCACGCCCAGGGCATCCGCTACTGCATGAAGTGCGCAAAGGAGATGGACTAATGATCCAAGCAATCTGCCTGACCATCTGCATCGTCGGCGGCCTGTTCATGTTCGGGAGTTCACGATGACCGCCGAGGGGAAGCGCCCAGCCTGCCCGATTATGCACTCGAGCCTGGCACACCTTCGAGCAAACCTACAGTTCACCAACTCCATTAGCATCACGTTCATCAAGGACGTGAACTACTGCCCAACCTGCGGAGAGAAACTATGAGCGACTTTGATGACTTTGACTCCTTCGTGGAGAAGCACAAAATCAGTGATGATGAGATGGGAGCAGCCTTTGCAGCGTGGCTGAGCGGCAAGGGCTGGGACGGAAACTTCGAGCAGGTCAAGTGTGGAGAGAAACTATGAACACTATTTTTCAGGTAAGGGGTATTGAAGTATCAGATGACGATAAACCGTGGGGTATTTTTATTACGGTTCGTAATGAGTCAGCGTGGCTTTCAGTGCAAGAATACCGTTCCCTAATCGTTGCATTGTCTAACTTATCGAATAAAGCCTATGAGTTAGACTCCCAATGTCCCAAGTGTGGAGAGAAACTATGAGCGACTGCGGACACACCTACCAGACCTACGACATCGACCGCAACATAGTGACGGTCAAGTGGGCGAGGATGTTCTGCCCCGACTGCGGACTGCGCCTTGAAGCGCCAGGGCCGACCAAGCCATTCCACCTCAAGCCCCACCAGCGATGACTATCGTTGCCGCCATCTCCACACCTGCTGGAGCAGTCATCGGCTCGGACTCGCTCGCCGCAGTCGGTGAACTGTGCGCCCCTACCGCCAGCCCCAAAATCGCTCGGTACGGGAACATCCTCATCGGCTTCGCAGGCTCGTGGAGGGCTGGTCAGCAGTTCCTCGAACACACCGCCCGACTGAGCAACCCCACTCTGCGGCAGATTCTCGAACTGGAGACGCAGGAGACCGACTGGAACCTGCTCGTGGTCGAGGGCTCACGGATCTACGAGGTATCGGCAGACAAGGGCGTAGTCGAGGCGCTGAACGTCGAGGGATTCTCCTACGGCGCTATCGGCTCGGGGGCGAGCGTCGCTCTGGGGGCTCTGGGCTTCGCCTTCCCACGCCTAGACCGAGGAACCCTGCGCCGAGTGCTGGGGGTCACGGCGGAACACACCACCACCGTCGCTGGGCCGTTTCATCTCATCGAACTATGAACCGCTACGTCAGCATCCCCCTCACTGAGCGGCACTACGAGTTAGTAGACCAAACAGCCCCGAAAGAAACGTGGGGGAAAGGGCCTGTCATCGGCGAGACCGCCAGCCCGATAGGTCGCCTGGGCGAAATCGTGGTCATCGAGTACCTGACCCAGCAAGAGGTTCAGTTCACCGAGGACTTCACGATCTACCAAGACCTCACCATCGTCGGCTCGGGGCCGCTAGAGGTCAAGACCAAGAACCGCACGACAGCCCCCAAGCCCTACTATGACGCTTCCATCCCGACCTACAGCCACAAGTTCCAGAACGTCTCCTACTGGGCGTTCGTGAGCCTTGAGCGAGACAAGGACTACTCGGGCGACTTCGTTCGTGGATACCACCACGCCCACCTCGTCGGGGTAGCGAACCGCCGCATCACCGAGACGGGAACAGTCGTCCACGCTGGCGATTATGACGAGAGCAACGACCTGACGCTACGCATGACCACCATCAACATCCCTCTGCGCAACTTGAAGCCCATCGAGGAAGCCACGGCTATCTGGAAGAGCCGACAGAACTAAACACGCCAGCAGTTGAAAGTTGTCACCACATCTGCCATCATGTTTATCTATGCTGGGCGAAGTATGCCTAGCGAATCTAACTAACGTCTGGTCATCCTAACTATGGCACGATACGAGCGCACCGAAGAGCAAGCCCACATTGACACCGCAGCCCTCAAACTGCGCTCACTCGGCTACTCATACCAGGCTATCGCCGACCAGATGGGCTGCTCAAAGCCCACCGCCTACGCACGATGCCAGCGAGCCCTCGCCGCTATCCCAGCCGAGGCCGTAGACGAGTTCCGCCGCCTCGAAGGGCAACGCCTCGACCTCCTGCTGGAGAAAGCGATGGACAAGGCCCTGTCGGAAGAGAAGGGCGCACTGTTCGCCATTGACCGAGTGCTGGCTATCATGGATCGCAGAGCGAAACTCATGGGCCTCGACGCACCCATCAAAACCGAGGTCATCACACTCGACTACATCCAGGCTGAAATCGCTCGCCTAGAGGCTTCACTCGGGGAGATAAATGACGACGATACTGCAACAGCGCCTAGCGGAACTGAAACGGCTTGAGGCTCTAGAACTCAAGGAACGTGCGCTCAAGGCTCAGGCCGCCAAGAAAGAATTGTCTCACGCTCGCTACCGTTCCTCAGCCCGTCCCCAGCAACTCCCTCCCGAGGGCAACTGGCGCATCTGGCTCATTCTCTCAGGCCGAGGCTGGGGCAAGACCTTCACGGGCGCAGGCTGGCTGATAGAGAAAGCCCTGAGCGAGCCTGGCATCGAGTGCGCAGTCGTCGCCCCGACGTTCACCGACGTTCGCCGCACCTGTGTCGAGGGGCCGTCTGGCATCATCAAGAGCCTGCCGTCTGGCGCTCTGGAGCAATACAACCGCTCCAACGGGCAGATAACGCTCACCAACGGCTCAAAGATTCACATGGTGTCGGCTGACGAACCAGACCGAGCCCGAGGGCTGAACCTCTCCTACGCATGGCTCGACGAGTTCGCAGCGTGGCGGTACGAAGAGACTTGGACGGCTGGACTAGCACCTGCTCTGCGTATCGGCAACCCTCAGACCATCATCACCACGACCCCACGGCCTACCAAACTGATCCGTGAGTTCATGTCCCGTAATGACGGCTCAGTGGTCATCACCCGTGGCTCGACGTTCGACAACCAAGCCAACCTCTCACCAGCAGCCCTAGCGGAACTGAAAGCCCGATACGAGGGAACTCGCATAGGCCGCCAAGAACTCTATGGCGAAGTTCTCCTCGACGTACCTGGAGCCATCTGGACTCACGCCGACATCGAGAGCGCCCGAGTGGCCGAAGCCCCCGAACTCGTGCGCATCGTTGTCGCCATTGACCCAGCCGTCACCTCGGGGGAACACTCCGACGAGACAGGAATCGTCGTGGTCGGCAAAGGCGCAGACGGTAGGGGATACGTCCTCGCAGACCGTTCGTGCCGTGACACGCCCTCTGGATGGGCGCACAGAGCCATCCAAGCGTTCGAGGACTTCAAGGCTGACCGCATCGTCGCTGAGAAGAACCAGGGCGGCGACATGGTAGAACTCACTCTCCGCTCCGTGATGCCAACAGTCCCCTACAAGGGCATCAACGCCAAGCAGGGCAAGCGACTACGAGCCGAGCCCGTGGCGGCGCTCTACGAGCAAGGACGCATC